TCATTCTGCTGACTCATCGGTGGTTACTCCGTTGGCTCGGTTGCACTGGTTAACGATGTGATCCACCACGGAGCGCGCGCCCTCGCGGTGGTAGGTGGACAGGACGGCGTCGATACCACCCTGCATGACGGCGCCCTTGTGGAATCGACGCACCAGGTCCTCGAGGATCAGCGCCCCCTCGGCGTGGTTCTCGAACACCCGGGCGTACATTTCCGGCGTCACTCGTTCGCGCTGGTCGGTCATGCGGCGGCCTGCTGGCCAACGGCCTGTTGTGCTGCGCCCATGGCCACCTGTTCAACGGCCGCTGCCTGCCGCTGCTCGTCCGCTGCCTGCTGCTTGGCCTGCTGGATTTCCAGCACCTCGTCCTGGCTACGCAGCACGCCCTGCGGCACGCCCAAGCCCTCGGCGGTGATGCGGATGGCCTCGGCCGAATCCAGCTGGTCGAACACGCTGGAATCGCCAGTGGCCTGTGCCAGCGCACCCATGTTCAGCACCAGGCGTTCGATCGCGGTCACTTCCTCGAGGCGCTGCGCGCGGGCCAGCGGCGAGACGTACTTCACCGTGTACTCGCGGTCGGCCAAGGACTCCGGCGGTTGACCCAGCACGCCGGCGCGGGCTGCGATGCCGAAGCAGCGGGTAACCATGGGGCGCAGGTACTCGGCCTGCAGGCGGCCATAGATCGGGCCCAGCAGCTGGCGGATCAGCTCCACCCGCACGTGCACCTCGGTGGCCGTCATAGCCGGGCCGTCCTGCGGCTGCAGCTGATCGGCCATGAAGATTTTGCGGATCGCCGCCTGCAGGTGGGTCACCATGTACTCGGCCAGCTGGAAGTCGCTGCCGGTCTTCAGCTCCTTCATCGATTCGACCGAGTTGGCCACGATGACCTTGCGCGGGCCGACCTTGACCGTGCGCGGGTTCAGGACACCGTCGTCCTCAGCGATCCACATGCCGGCGATGGCGATATCCGCCGCGGCCAGCTGCATGGCCTTCAGCTCATTGAGCATGCGCATGTCGGGCAGCGCGTCGAAGGCCGGGCCCACGCCGTATGCGCTGTTCGGCAGGCGCATCCAGCGCGGCACCACACAGGGGAACTCGTGGTAGCCCGACTCGCGCACCAGGTGCTTTGTGTTGGCCTCGACCACACAGGACGCGAAGGGCAGGTTCCTGGCCAGGCGCGCGCCCACCACGTGCATGGGCCGCGGCTCGATGCAGGTGATGAAGCTCACCAGTTCCAGCGGCTTGTCCTTGACCAGCTTCTGCAGCTGCTCGCTCAGGTTCTCGGCCCCGAACTGCGCGGCTGCAGCCTCGGCCGAAAGCCTGTGTTCCCGATAGATGGTGTCGACCAGGCCATCGGCGCGGGTGCTGGCCACGTAGCAGGTGGCGATCGGCCACTGCTGGAAGCTGAAACCACCGTCCGGTGCCTCGTCGATGTAGAGGACGAACCAGCCCGCGGCGACCGCGTCCAGGCACCCCTCGTATCCTTCGGCGTCGAAGTTGGATTGATGGATGTTGGTCCAGACGGTATCGGCAGCCTCGCCGAGCCATTCCTTCTCGTCGTCGGTGGCTTGCTCCACGTCCAGCTCGAACCAACGCGAGTTGGCCGGAGTCAGGCCCGACATGATCCCCGAGGCCAGGATGCGGCAGCCGTCGGTGCCGGTGCTGTCCAGGATCTCGCCGCGCTTGCGCATGCCCTGCTGGGCGTCCAGCTGCTGGCCATCGAAGCCATCGGCGCGCAGCGGGTACGTCATTTCGAAGCAGTGGCGCCACGTGGGTTCGTGGATCTGCCGGCGAGACTTCAGCTCGCCGAGGCGCTTGTGGATGCGGGCACCGGCGCTCATCAGGCACCGCCCAGGGTGGACTTGCCAACAGCGCTGGCCAGCAGCGAGCGGCCACCGCTGCCACCGGCCAGGCCCTGCGCCCCCAGCGTCAGCAGCGACGACTCGCGGCGGCGGCGGCGGCGCGATGCCAGCTCGAGGTTGGATTGGGTGGTGGCCTGCGCCTCGGCGGCGCGCTGGTCGGCCACGGGGTCGCGTTCGACGACCTTGGGTGCCTTGGGTTTCCCACACATGGGGTCAGCCTCCTGCAGAGCCCAGCAGACTTACGGCGAAGGAACTGCGCCGCTTCAGCCGCTGGTTGAGGGTGGATTCCGTGGACTGCGCGGCGAGACGCCGGGCATCGGCCAGGGCGTTCGGAAGGACGTTCTTGGCGTCTTCCTGTGCCTTGCGGTCGGCCGCCTCCTGAGCGGCGATGCGTTGGCGCTCCTTCCGAAGGTCGCCGGTGGGGTCACCGATGGCCGTCTTGGTGATGCCGAGCGGGTCCGCGTACTTCGCGTTCTTGCCGGTCAGCAGCCCGGCCGGGTCCATGATCTTGGCCTTGTTGCCGCACATGGCTCAGGCCTTCGGCTGCGGCTCGGGGACAACCCAGCCGTCGGGGGTCAGCACGGCCTGGCCCGTGGACACCGGGGCCGCGGTGTTGGCCTGGCGCTGGCCACCGAGCTGGACGGCCATGCTGCTCTGCTGGGTAGCCCATTCGGCTTCCATCTGCTGCACGCGATCGCGTAGCTCTTCGTTCTCCGCGCGCAGGCGGGCGACCTCTGCCTCCAACGATTCGGGCTGGTCGTCGGTGGTTTGACCGATCGCAGCGCGGCGTGCGTCCTCGGCCTCGATGGCTTCCAGCACCCCCTTACGGTTGCTGCCTGCCACCTCGAGGTCGCGCAGGGCGATCAGGTCGCCGGCCACCAAGCCGGGCAGCGCCTCGGTGATGACCGCAACGGTCTGCTTCGACAGGGTCAGGACGGCGGCCAGGCGCTCGTCCGGCGGCGCGGTGGTGGTGCCGGCGGCTGCGGCGCTGGTGTCGGCGGTTTCGCCGGGGACTTTCACGGTCAGTTCGGGCGCGGGCATGTGCTGCTCCTGTGGGCTGCATGGGTGGCGAACAGCCCGGAGTGTTCGCCACCCGCCCATGCGGATTCCCGACTATTTCCCCATGCGCGGCAGCTGCTCGATGGGGCGATCAGTCAGGCCCAGCCACAGCGCCACCAGCCGCTCGCCGTCTGCGAACTTCGGTTCCGCGCCCTGCTTCCACCCCAGGATGGTCGACTGCGGCACGCCGATGGCTGACGACACGGCCAGCACCGGCACGCCCTTCCGGCTCAGGTCGGTGAGGACCTGGAACCAGTCGACGCGATCAGGGTCTGTCGCCAGCCGCCGCATGCTCAGGCCGCCGCTTCGTCGCAAACGCGCGCGCGCACGCGAGGCGCAGCAGGGGCAGTTTCCCCCTCCCCTCCCAGCAGATGGCTTCCGAGCTGGGTGTTCTCGTGCCACAGACCGATGAGCAGGGCATCGGCTCGGCCGTTGTCCTTCTTCCTGCTCATGGTCTTGGCTGCCGCGGGGAATCGGGCACAGGCCAGGAGGCGCCCAGCGTCCTTGGGCTGCTTCAGGAGGCCGAAGGTTCGCTTCCACACAGCCGGGATCGCCCGAGTGGTCGGGATGCCAAGCACCTCGAGGATGGCCTGCAGCTTCCCTGTTCCCTGGCCGAAGCGGAATGCGCTGGTGCCGCCGTCGCCCGGGCGTGCGCCCACCTTCTCGATGCAGGCGGACACGTAGGCCCCGGGGTGGTTGGCGCGCTGTTCGCGGATGAACACCGTCACCGCGCGGGCATCGATCTCGTCCCAGCCGTCCACGTCCATGGTGGGCATGTCCAGCACCGGGCCGGGCTCGCCGTCGATCAGGGTGGCGATCGCTCCGGACAGGCCGGGGTCGATGCCGAAGGTCAGTCGCATGGTCACAGGTGTCCCCTTTTCATCAGCAGCAGCACGTTGCGGATCGTCACGTTCAGTGCGTCCAGTTCGTTCATCTTCATCACCAGCCACATGTGTTTTTCGCCGTGCCAGCCGTTGAAACTGCCGCGGTGGCAATCGGTGCACAGCGCCACGGTCGTGAAGTGGTCGCCCTGATGGATGTGGTGGCCTCGCTCGGCTGTGGCCTGCCGCACACGCTGCAGGGGCAAAGCTTCACGAGGCGGACGTGGTCCTCTTCCTGTCGGGTGAAGGCCTTGGCGTTCTTCGTCCTCATGCCACCGCCTGCTCGGCCAGGCGCTGGTCTCGCAGGGGCGCCACGTCGCGCAGCAGCACGTCGTTGTCTACCGCCCAGCTCTGCGCAAAGGTGATGAGGTCGGCCATGTCCGAGACGGTCATGCGCCTGGTCTGGATCGAGAGGTTGACGATGCTGGCTCCATCCAGGGACGGGACAACGTCGCCCTGCTGCCGGTTGGACTCGCGCGCCCAGGCATCGACGAGCAGCCGCTTCCAGCCCTCGTCATCGATGTAGCGGCCGGCCCATTTCTTCCTCTTGGCGAGCTCGCCACAGATGGCGTGGAACATGGCGTTTTGCTCGAGGCTGCGGCACGGCTTGTGTTCCTCGACCGTGACGCGGACGGCGCGCCCTACCTGCAGGTACTCGCAGGCGAACAGCCACGCGGCTTTCATCGCGTCCCTGGCGTTCTCGATCCGCAGGATGAAGGTGTTGTTCTTCACGCTCAGTCCTCCTGTTGGCGGGCAGCGGCAACGCCGGCGAAGCCGCGTTTCTGCCTGGGTGCGGTGCCGGCGGCGGGTGCGCTGGCGCTGGTCTGCTTGGGCTGCCAGTACTCAGGCAGCGGCGAGAACCGGAAGTACTCGGGCTGGTACAGCTGCCGGACCACGCCGGGCGCACCGTTGCGCTGGATGGCCACGATCAGCTCGGCGGTGCCCGCCCAGGAGCTGCCAGGGTTATAGATCTCGTCGCGGTAAATGAAGATCACCGCGTCCGCGTCCTGTTCGATTGAGCCTGAATCGCGCAGATCGGCGACGATTGGCCGCTTGTCCGTCCGCTTTTCCAGCTCGCGGTTGAGCTGGCTCAGCAGCAGGAACGGCACCCCAAGCTCGCTGGCTGTGAGCTTCAGCGTCCGGGTGATATCGCCGATGCCGGCCGCGCGGTTGTCGCCCTTCACTTCCATGAGCTGCAGGTAGTCGATGACCACCAGGCCCAGCGGATCACGCGCGTGCATGCGGCGGATCTGCGCGCACACATGTTCGACCCTGGCACGCTTCGGCCGGCTCACAAAGATGGGCGCCTGCGACAGCCTGCGGGTTGCCTCGGACGCGTTTGCCCAATCGACGTCGTCCAGCTTGCCGGTACGGATCCGGGTCCCGTTGATGCCTGCCTGATTAGCCAGCATGCGGTCGCCCAGCTCTTCGGGCTGCATTTCGAAGGTGAATACCGCGACCGGCTTACGCAGGCGCAGCGCCACATGCTCGGCGACGTTGATAGCCTTGGTGGTCTTGCCCATCTTGGGGCGTGCAGCCAAGACGTACAGGCCACCGGGCTGCAGGCCTCCCAGCAGCTCGTCCAGATCATGGTCGCCGGTGGTCAGGCCACTGATGCCGCCCTCGTTGCTCGCCCTCTCGCCCAGCCGGTGGAAGACACGCTCCATCACCGGCGCCACCGATTCCAGGTCGCAAGGCTCGCTGTCCAACAGGCTGCCGATGCGGGTCTGCGCGGAGCCGATCAGGTCCAGCGCGCTGCGGCCCTCGGGACTGTATGCGGCGTCGATCAGTTCCTGCCCGGCGTCGATCAGGGCGCGGCGCTTGGCCGTCTCGGCCACGATCTCGGCATAGCCACGGACGTTGGCCGACGACGGCGTGGTGGCCGACAGCTCGATCAGGTAGGCGCCGTCGCCGACCAGTTCCAGCTTGCCGCGCGATTCGAACCATTCGCCGATGGTGACGGGGTCGGCCTCGCGGCCCTTCTTCAGCACGTCCTCGATCGCCTGCCAGATCAGCTGGTGATCGCGGCGGTAGAACTGCTGCGCGGTCAGCACGTCCTGCACGTCCATCCAGGCCTGCGGCCGCAGCATCAGCCCGCCCAGCACCGCCTGCTCGGCCTCGATCGCCTGCGGCAGCATGCGCAGCCCTTCGTCGCGGTAGTAGTCCGGCAGCGCGTTCACTGGACCACCTCGGACAGCGCACGGTCGGCCAGCTTGGCGATCACCGTTTCGCGCAGCAGGTACTCGAAGTCCGGCTTCCAGTTCTCGTGCCCGGGGCCGCCCGGCTGCCGACCAGCGTGGAAGTCATCATCGGCTGCAGTCTCGAAGTACAGGGCCCAGAACTTCGGGGTGACCTTCTCGCTGTCGAACAGCCGCAGGCACAGCTGGCGCACGGTGGGCAGCGCCTTCTCCACGGCCTTGATGCGCGGTTTGTTCAGCACGGTGCACGCCGGCAGCTCGCCGTGCGGCTTGGCCATGATCGCGTTGTACGCAGCCTGGGCGTCCTCGGCGATCTGGCGGATGCGCTCGGCCTTGGTCAGCTTTGCAGCCGCCGGCGGTGCTTGGTCGCCCGTCAGCGACAGCTGCGGCGACGAATCCGAGCAAAGCGAGGATTTAGATTCTGCTGTTGGAGACGGATTCGGAGACGGAGACGGATTCGGAGACGGGGCATTGCTCGATCCTGCTAGTTGCACACCCTCGCCTGCTACTGGCAGACCATCGTCATGCTCGGGCTGTGCATTGAGCAGCTTTGCTGCATATTCGGGCATCAGCTGCGCAGCCTCTTGGCGACCATGCCGGCGACACAGCGCGGCCCACTTAGCTTTCTCCGACCGGGCCTCAGCACCTGCAGACCAGGGTTGATGCTCTGCCCAATCGTGCAGCCGGTACGAACCAGCATCGCCGTCAAGGAAGCCGACCGACGCCAGCTCGCGCACGAGCGCATCGTTGTCGCCGGCCCAATCCGAAGCCAGTTCAATGTCCTCGGCCGTCATGCCGCACAGGTCGCCATCTGGACGGTTTGCGCGTGCCCACAGGATCAGACACACCAGTGACCAACCAGCGGATGGCCCGAGCCGGCGCACAAGCTTCTTCGTCTTCGGGTGGCCAGGTAGGCCGGTACTCAGCCGCGCGTCCGTACTCATGCGGCACCTTTCAGCAGCAACAGATAGCCGGCGGTGTGCCACAACACGCGTACAGCCAGCAGCGCCTTTTCAGTGGCGTCCATCAGGCAGACCTCAGCATCCCCGCCAGGCGCGCAATCTCCGAGCGCGGGTCGGGCTGTTCCAGGGCCGCCTGCAGGTCCATGTACTGGCGGATGAGATTCGAGCCGGTGGCAGCGCACAGCGCCAGCACCAGGCGGCCAGGGATCGGTCGTTCGCCGGTACGCATGCGCGACACGTAGCTCTCCGACTTGCCAATGGCCGCGGCGATCGTCGCCAGCTTGTGGCCACCGGCCTGCATCGATACCGCCAGGGCCTGAGCGGCCGATTCGATCTGGCGGAGCAGCTTCTGCGGGGCATCCTTCGGCGCGCTGTGCACACCGAACACAAGGCGGAGGTTGTCCTGTTGCTTGCCAATGCTTTCCATGATTTGCCTTTATTTGCCAAGGGTTTGCGGGCGAAAAAGAAGGCCTCTCAGATGGAAGCCTTGAATGCCCAGGTCAGTTCGTAAGCCGCGATCCAACGTCGTGGATCTGAAATTCGAGTGGATCAGCGGAAAGTGCTTCGTCCTGATCCGTCAGGGCCGAAGGGTCGATGTGCACCCATACCCCCGTAGGCGCCGTGAGCCACCGCTGCCCGGCACGGGCACCGTGGTGCCCTTCCCCGCCAAGGCGCGGTGAGGTGGTCATGTCAGGGGTGGTCGGTGGTCGACTCAGCCGCGGGGGCGAAGTCGGCCTCCGTGAGGTTGGCCAAGCGGAACGCAGCATCCGCCCGAGGGGACTTTGTCCGCCCCGCGAGAATCTCGCGGATGGCATTGGCGGTGACCCCGATCCGATCGGCGATTTGGGCCGGTGTAGCGCCCGCCTCGATGAGCTTCTTGATGTGAGTTTTCCAGTCCATGGGCGAGAAGCTACAGAATCCTGTAATTCCAGTCAACAGCATTCTGTTACAGGACTCTGTGAGCATTGCTGAATGAACACGATTGGCGGCAGAGTCCGGCTCGAGCGGGAGGCCAGAGGCATTGGTCGCGCCGAGCTGGCCAAAATGACTGGCATTGGCTACAGCACTCTTTCTGAGCTGGAACGCGGCGGCATGCAGACGAGCACCAAGCTGCACGTGATCGCGGACGCGCTCGGGGTGTCTGTGCGCTGGCTAGAAACCGGGAAGGGCCCCAAGGCTGCTGGAACGGCACCAGTGGGTGACGATAGCGACTGGGCCGATATCAGCGGATACGCCCAGGCCATCGGCCTTGGCGGCGGCCCTGAGGCTCAGGAGTACGCCGAAACCCACAAGCTGAAATTCAGGGCTGAATCGCTGGCCCGCAAGCGCCTGCGCCCGAATGCCCTCGCGGTCATGTACGGCAAGGGCGACAGCATGGAACCGCGCATCCACAGCGGCGACGCGATCCTGTTCGACACCAGCGACACCAACCCACGCGACGGCCAAATGTACGTGATCATGGTGGACGGCGGCGGCGCGGCGAAGGAATACCACGTGAAGCGCTGCGAGGTGATCGACGACCTGGTGTTCTTCAAGGCCGACAACCCCCGCGGCGACCACAACTGGCGGAAGCCGAAGCGGCTGGACAACCCTCGGCATCCGATTCAGGTGATCGGCCGGGTTCGATGGATAGGGAGCTGGGAAGGATGAATATCAGAGTTTCGACATGGTTCATTGCTGCGGCCGCGCTCGCAGTCTCAACTGGGGCTTCCCCTGCGATCGCCTCCCCACAGTGTTCGAGCGATACCCGCTTCGCGCTCGACATGATGGAGCTTACGCAGGCAAATGCGGCAGACGGCGTAAAAAGCCTCAACGAAATCGCCGCTTCACTGGAAGACACTGCATTCGACATCCGGGACGAGGATGTCAAGCGGCAAGTGCTGATCGAGGCGAAGGGGGTACGGCAAGAGGCGGCCAAGTTGCAGGACGCCTTCGACGAGCTGGGCCGCAACCGGGCCAAGATTAAGGCCGACTGCGGCATGTAGCCGACTGTCCCCCTGGATTCACAACCTGAACCCGGCTGAGCCGGGTTCTTTTTTCGGCAGGAGTTACAGAATCCTGTTGACAGCCAATTACAGGATTCTGTAGATTGACCCCGTCGGCCCATCCGGGCCATCTGAAACGGGGTTCACCATGGCACTGCACACTGCAAACGACCTGGCCCGCAACGCCCAGCGCAGCTGGGACGGGCTGATGCCCGCAGAATCCGAGGTCGACAGCACCGCGCTGGAATCGCTCCGCGCCCTGCCGGCCGTCCTCGAGGACGTGCTGGGCTACCAGGACCACACCTTCTGGGCCAAAGCAGCGCGGCTGCTGGACAACCACAAGGACGCCGAGCTGGCCGAGCTGTTCCGCAGCACGCGGGACCGGATCGTCAACGAGAAGGTTGAGGACACCGCCGGCGACGAGTCGATTTCCGCAAATGGCGCGATCGACCTGCTGCTGAAGAGGTACGCGGCATGAGCGCCGCAGAACGCGAGTACCGCCGCAGCGTGCGGGCCACCTGCGTGACCCACTTCCTGGCGCTGTGCATTGGCGTGCTGGCCGCGGTGCTGGCGCAGGCGGTGCTGTCGTGAGCGCCGGGCTGCTGGCCATCGGCGTGGAGGCCGCGCTTGAAAACTGCGCGCACTACCTGCGCGAGGAACAGGGCCTGACGGACGCCGCCGCACAGATCGACGCCGTGCGCATGGCCTTTGCCAACGTCCGCGCCGCTGCCCGTGCCTACCGCGATTCCAGCGACTTGGTCGACGTGATCCTCACCGGCGATCGCCTGGATGCCGCTCTGGCCGCATGCGAACCCGCCGACACCGATCACAACCGCGAGGCCGTGGACGGCCTGTGCGTGGAGGAAAACGACGATGAGTAAGCGCACGTCTGGGCCGTGGCAAGTTGGCTTTGCCGATGGCTCTGGTCACAGCTACATCACCGATTCACAAGGTCGTGTCGTTGCCCGTGGTGGCTACGATTCTCAGGGCATAAAGCATGGCGTTGTGAAGAAAAGCGACGCCCGCCTGATCGCCGCCGCGCCGGAGCTGCTGGAAGCGCTGATCCGGCTCGAAGCGGAGCTAGTCGAAGACAAGTACGGCGAGTGCTACGAGCCTTCCCCATTCGAGAACCTGGCACTCGCTCGCGCCGCCATCGCCAAGGCCACGGGGAGCGCCTGATGCGCCTCCTGACCTTCATGGGCTGCCGCAGCTGGCGCGACTTCGCCGCCTGCCTCGCCTGCTACGCCATCACCGCCTTGCTCGCAGCCGCCATGTGCTGGCCGCTGGCCTGGTCCTGACTTCCCGCCGGCGCGGCCGGCCTTCCTGAGAGGCACCACCGATGTTCGAACTGATCGACGCGACCGCCAAGGTCTCCAACTACAACCCCCGCGCCGAGAAGCATGGCGGCGAAAACAAGATGGCCGGCGATCTGAAGCTGCTCGCCACCACCGGCAGCAGCGTGCTGGATTTCTTCAGCAAGGATCTGCGCAAGGCCCTGTACCGCAAGCCAGGCCAGGGTGAGCAGCAGGACCTGATCGAAGGCGCCGACGGGCTCACCGCCGTGAAGTTCCCGAGGCTGGGCGCCCTGCCCTGGGACGAGGAATACCCGGGCTATGAACTGGTGATCGCTGGCGGCCTGGGCCTCACCGAGCCGATGGTGCTGTCCGGCGTGACGCTGAAGAACTTCAAGTTCGAAGCGCTCGACGGCGGCAGCCTGCAGGTCACCGTAAGCGCCCTGTTTCACCCGACCACCGAGCAGGCAGGCGCCCTGTGCGCGCTGATCCAGGAAGACGTGCAGATCACCCTGATCCCGCCAACAAAGCAGGCCAAGGGCAGCAAGCCGCAGCAGGAAGACCTGGCCGCGTAACGCATTCCCCCGCCCGCCCCCTGCGGGTGCCTGCGCCGGGCAGGCCTTCCACAAAGCCGGCATCTACCCATCGCGCAGGGATCGATCGTTCCCTCCGTGGCCCCGGGATGACGGGGCACCTCATTCCCAACGCGCCGGCGCTGCCGGCAAAGGAAACCTTCATGTCAGCACCCACGCTCCAGATTCCGCAGGACGTCATACAGCCGATCATCCAGGCCAACATCACTGCAGCCATCGCGCAAGCATTGGGCGGTAGCGCAAACGTGCTGGAGAAGGCAGTCAGCACCATCCTCGCGACACAGGTGGACAGCGACGGAAAGCCGAGCAACTACCACCACTCATCCCATAAGACGTGGCTGGACTGGGCCATCGGGGACGCCATTCGCAAAGCCGCACGCGCAGCTATCGAGGAGCAGATCGGCACGCTGCAGGCGGCGCTCAAGGAGCAGATGGTTGCCCAGCTCACGAAGAAGAACTCGCCTCTGATCAAGCAGATCGCGGAGGGCCTGGCAGTAGGCGCCTTCAGCCCCGAGGCAATCAAGTGGCGTCTGACGATCAGTCCCGAAAGCCGCGACTGATCCACACCACGCACCCGCCTGCCCGGCGGAGGATCCGAAAGCCGGGCACCTCATTTCATGTCGAAAAAAAGGAATTGCCATGTCCGAAGCCCTGATCCCGCTCGAATCCGTCAACGCTGTCGAGGTATTCACCGGCGGCGGCCTGGACGACCTGCTGGCCCGCATCCGCACCGAAGCCGTGACCCTGGTGCCGAACGTCAAGACGGTGGCCGGCCGCAAGGAAATCGCGTCGATCGCCTACAAGGTGTCGCGCTCGAAGACAGCCATCGATGACGCAGGCAAGGCGCTGGTGGCCGACCTGAAGAAGCAGACCGGCGATATCGACTCGGCCCGGAAGAAGGCCCGCGACACCCTGGACGCGCTGCGCGACGAAGTGCGCAAGCCGCTCACCGACTGGGAAGAAGAGCAGGCCCGCATCGAGCGCGAGCGCGCCGAGGCCGAGGAACGCGCCCGTGCTGAGGACGAAGCGGCCCGCCTGGCCGAGATCGCCCGGAAGGAAGAAGAGATCCGCGCCCGCGAGGAAGCCGTGCGCGCCGCTGAAGAGGCCGAGCGCCAGCGCGCCGCTGCTGAGCAGGCCGAGCGTGAGCGCGTCGAGCGTGAAGCCCGCCTGCAGGCCGAGGCCACCGAGAACGCGAAGCGCGAAGCAGCCGCTGCTGTCGAGCGCGCCGAACGCGAGGCCCGCGAAGCCACCGAGCGCGCGGCCCGTGAGGCAGCCGAAGCCGAGCAGCGCGCCAAGGACGCTACAGCGCGTGCCGAACGCGAGAAGGCCGAAGCCGTCGCCGCCGCCGAGCGCCGCGCGCAGGAAGAAGCCGACCGGGCCGAGCGTGAGCGCCAGGCCAAGGCCGACGCCCAGCGCAGGGCCGACGAATCCCGCGCTGCCGACGTCGAACACCGCCGCTCGATCAACCGCGCCGCCATGGCCGCGCTGATCGCCCAGGGCATCAGCGAAGACGATGCCGCCACCGTCATCACCGCCATCGTGCAGGGCAAGGTCCCGGCCGTGGCCATCTGCTACTGAGGCACCCATGAACCAGATGACCACCCGCGCCGCTGCCGGCGCCCTGATGACCAGCGAGCAGGCCGAAGCCATCCGCGGCGCGTTGAAGTCGAGTCTGTACCCGGGCGCCAGTGATGCGTCCATCGACATGGTGCTGAGCTACTGCCAGGCGGCCGGGCTCGACCCGATGACCAAGCCGGTGCACATCGTGCCCATGAAGGTGAAGATCGGCGAGAACCCCGACGGGAGCGCCGTCAACGGCATGCGCGACGTGGTCATGCCCGGCATCGGCCTGTACCGCATCAACGCTTCCCGCACCGGCCAGTACGCTGGCTGCAGCGAACCCGAGTTCGGACCGACCTGCACCATGGAGTCCGTGCGCGACGTCTGGTCCAACGGCCCCAATGGCCGCAGGCAAAAGACGCAGCAGCCGTTCCAGCTCCATTATCCGGAGTGGTGTCGCGTTACGGTCCGCAAGCTGCTCGGTAACCAGGTAGTGGAGTTCTCCGCCAAGGAATACTGGCTGGAGAACTACGCGTCCAAGAGCGATGGCAGTCCCAACGCCATGTGGGAAAAGCGCGCCTTCGGCCAGCTGGCGAAGTGCGCTGAGGCCCAGGCGCTGCGCAAGGCGTTCCCGGAAGCGGTCGGCTCCCAGCCCACCGCCGAGGAAATGGAAGGCAAGGACATCATCGATGCCGAATCTGTGCGCGCTGATCGCCGCCCCTCGACCGCTGGCGCCATCACCCGCCAGCAGCAGGCCGAGCCGCAGGACACCCCGGAGCGGCAGGCCCTGTACGCCAGCCTGCAGGAGTTCGCGGAGTGCGGCATGGAGGAATACCAGGGCGCATGGGGCCGCCTGACCAAGGAACAGCGGCAGCTGATCGGCACGGCCGGCCACGAAACCCTGAAGGGCATCGCCGACCGCGCCAGCGCCACTGTGGTTGAAGAAGGCGGCCAGCAGACCACAGCCGATGAAGAGGTGCCGCTGTGATCGTCATCGGGTGCGACCAGGGCAGCGAGGCGTGGCACCGCGCCCGCGCCGGCATCATCACGGCCAGCATGTTCGCCACCGCGCGCTCGCGCGTGGGCGAGCTGACCGACCAGCAACGCACCTATGTGGACGCGGTGCTGTCCGGCCTGGCCGAGAGAACCGCCATGGAGCGCGCCGGCTACAAGGCCGTGCCGCGCTCGGCCATCATCGAGAAGGCCATCGCCGGCGAGCCCATCGGCGACTTCAGCGAGGCCTCGAAGAACTACGCCTTCCGGCTTGCCATCGAACGCATCAGCGGCGAGCCGCTGGACGAGGGATTCGAGACGTTCGCCATGCGACGGGGCCATGAGCTGGAGCCGCAGGCCCGCGCCGAGCATGAGGTGCAGTCCGGCCTGCTGGTGAAGCGCGCTGGGTTCGTCCTGAGCGACTGCGGCGACTACGGCTGTTCGGCCGACGGCTTCATCGGCGAGGACGGCGGCAGCGAATACAAGTGCTTCATCAACCCGGAGAAGCTGCGCGCTTTCCACATCGACAACGATGCGAGCGAGGTGTTCGAACAGGCCCAGGGCTGCATGTGGCTGACCGACCGGCAGTGGTGGCACATCGGGCTGTACTGCCCGGCGCTGGCCGCCGTGGGCAAGCAGCTGTGGTGGCGCCGCTTCGACCGCGACGAGGCGTTCATCGCCAAGCTGCGGGCCGACCTGGAACCGTTCCGGCAGATGGTCTTGGGCTTCGAGCGCAACCTACGCGCTGGCGATCACCAGCAGGTGGCCGCATGAGGGGCCTCAACTACGACTATCCCCACATCGGCACGAAGCGCGGCGGCAACAACCGCGCCCGCCAGTTCGACCACGTGATCGACGGGAAGCGCGTCACGACCATGGAAGTGGCCGAGGCGCTGGGCCTGTCGAAGAAGCAGGCAGCGGCGCGGCTGAAGCTGGGCCCGTTCCCGCTCACCTGGGAAGGCCTGCGCGGAGATCCGCCGGCATGAAGACCTGCACGAAGTGCGCGGCCCGGCTGCCGCTGCGGTTCTTCCCCCTGATCAACGGCAAGGCCACCGCCGCATGCGCGCCCTGCCGGAACACCGAGCGCCGGCTGCACGACCCGCTGCGCCCCCTGCGCCGCGACCCGCTGCAGGTGCGCCTGAACAACCTCACCAACCTGTGGCACGGGCCAGTGCGCCGCGTGCCGCTGCGGAGCCACGCATGACCCACCACCGCTACGACCGCCGGCTGCCGAAGCGCACCGAGGGCTTCGCCTGGGGCCGGTCCATCGACAAGGTGCTGGGCGGCCACGTCCTCACCTACCGCCTGTTCCGCCGCGACCTGGCCGGAAAGCTGCACATCGAGACGCGGACGTTCCAGCTCAACGACCACCGCCGGCACATCGCGCTGCAGCTGCTGATCGCGCGCCGCCAGCTGCGCGAACGCGTCGAAGCCATCGGCTATGCCCTGATCGAGGCCGAGGCAGCGCCGGCGACCCTGGCCACCGTGCGCCCCGGCGGGCGTGTGCAGTTGCCGCGGGTGGCCGCCCATGGCTGACCAGCTGCTCAATGAAAACCTGTTCCGCATCGAGTACACAACCTACAACGGGTTTGACAATTGCGTATGGCGCACTACGAGCGAGGAAGCCGAAGCCATAGCAGAAGGCCTGCGCAAGCTGAAGCATGTAACGGATGTGCGAGTCGTTCCGGCGCAACCAATGCCAGAGGGCGAGGATCGCTTCATGATGTGCGCCACGTGCGACTTCATGTGCAGGCTCAGCCAACTGCCAGCTGGATTCTCACTCGACACCGATGAACCAGATAACCCATGGGTCTGGTGCACCCGTCATGAGACACCCAGCCGATGCAATCGCTCGCAGCGCAGCAAAGGGGTGCTCAATGGCTGACCAGCTGCTTACCGCTGCAATGGTCCACGTGTTCGCCCTGGCCGGGTTTGCGGCCGGCATCGCCACCCTGTGGGCGATCAGCCGCGCATGCCGTGCCGCGCGCAATGGGTTGCGCCGGTGCTGGCGGAGGTGCGCTCATGGCTGATGGACGGCACCCCTATGCTTTGCGCCCAGAGGCAGCCACGCACACCTGGCTGACCCCGCCGGAGATCATCGCGGCCCTGGGCCGATTCGATCTCGATCCATGCGCCGCGCCAGAGCCGCGCCCGTGGCCAACAGCGGACCGGCACATCACGCTGCCGGCCAACGGCCTGAACATCGACTGGCATGGCCGTGTGTGGTGCAACCCGCCGTTCGGTCGGCATACCGAGGCATGGCTGGCGCGTATGGCCGACCACGGGAACGGGATCGCGCTGGCGTTCGCTCGCACCGAGACGGCCATGTTCCAGCGCTACGTCTGGCCGCGGGCCGATGCCGTCATGTTCCTGGCAAAGCGTCCGCACTTCTGCAGACCGGATGGAAGCCGGGCCACGGGCAACAGCGGCGGCCCGATCTGCCTGATCGCTTACGGCTGGAACAACGTCGCAGCGCTGATGGAATCAGGCCTTGAAGGCGCGGTGGTCCGCTGCCTGAAGGCTGAAGCAACCCAGGCCACCGAGCAGCTGCGCGCTGCGCTGGCCACGAACTGAAGGAGGACCCGATGGGAGCTGCTGAAAAGCTGGACATCGTCGGAAAGGACTGGCTGACCGTGGACGAGGCCGCGCACTACTGCGGCGTGTCACGAAGCCAATTCGATTCGAACATCGCCGACTACGGCATCGAACCCCGAAATTTCATGGGCAAAAAGCTCTACGAGAAAGCCGCCCTCTACTCTGCAATCTACGGCTCCAGACAATGGTCAAGGTCACAATCTTCTGGCGGGACGGCGCCGCGTACCTCAACTGGCGGGAAGGCGGCAAGCGAAGCCGTGTCGCCATTGGTCGCATCGGCCCACGCGAAGCTGAGGGCGTACGAGCAGCGAAAGAAGCGGAACTGACCCATGGCGTGCGCATCCTTCCACGGCTACCCACCGTCAGGGACTTCCTTGAGGCGTACCTGGATTGGTACAAGGCCGAGCACCCCACCACGCACGGCAAAGCAAAGAGCGAGGTCCGGCTGTTCATTGCTCGCTTCGGCCATCGCCCGATCGACACCCTGCGCCCGATGGAAATGGAGTCCTACAAGACGGACCGCCTGACAAAGGACAAGGTGGCACCGGAGACCGTGGGCAAAGAAGTGCGCAGGCTCCAGGCCGCGTTCCGGCGTGGCGTGAAGTGGAAAGAACTGGACTTCAATCCGCTGGAGGAAACGCAGGCACCGCGCGGGGTTCGCAGCGTGGCGGTGCGGTTCTACGACCGGCCGGCGATGCGCAGGCTCTACCGTGCAAACCCAGACCGGGCACCCCTGTGGCTGTTCATGGCCCACACGGGGCTGCGCCGCGGCGAGCTGGTTGGATTGGGCAAGGATTCGGTCGCCGGACGCAGGCTCAGGGTCGAGAGCGATCCAGACGAGGACGGCCAGGGGCGGACGAAGTCCGGCAAATGGCGCGAGGTGCCATTGAACCGGTATGCGCGCTGGGCGCTGCGCCACCTACCGGATCCACTGGTGACCGTGCACAAGGACACCGTGTCAGACTGGTTCGCCTCGGATGCCAAGCGGGCTGGGATCGGCGGCAGCCTCCACCGGCTACGGCACACCTTCTGCGCCCACATGGTCATGGCCGGAGTTCCGTTGCGACGGGTGCAGATCCTGGCTGGGCACGCTGATTACGCCACGACCGAGAAGTACTATGCCCACCTGACGCCAGAGGGCGACGACGGCGCAGTGGCGAAGCTGCGGTACTGA